AAAAGCGCAGTTGCAAGACTATCCTTTCCGCTTATTGGAATAATGTGACGTTCTGATCTGAATAAATCTTTTTGAAATCCAACAGGATCTGTTTTCATTTTCTGCGGCTTTTAGCGTTTAACCTTCTTTCCTCTGCTTCGAGTATTTGCGCGTGTAATTGCAATGCTCTTTCGTAAACCTCGGCTTCGGTCATGTTCGGATTTTCTTCACGCACTGCTTTTATCTGGCAGTGAAATAGTTTGTCGTGGTGTTCTTCGATAGGATTAGAATGGCGTGTCATCATCTTGTTTGGTTAATCGTGACTGACTAAAATCAACAAGTTCACGTTTAAAAAACGATTCCTGTTGTGCTATTTCGTGGTGGTTGTTGGTGGTATTAATATCGGCAATCTTGGCGTACTTGCCAATGAATTTTAAGAATACGCTACCGGTTTTTCCGTTGCGGTTTTTGGCACAAATGATTTCAAGTATTCCGGATGTAGGGTTTCCGTTTTCGTCAACTTCAATCTTGTAGTACTCCGCCCGGTACAAAAACATAACTACGTCCGCGTCCTGTTCAATGGATCCTGATTCGCGCAAGTCTGAAAGCTGTGGCCTGCGGTCGGACCGTGACTCTACAGCCCGGCTCAACTGTGACAAGGCGATAACCGGAATATTCAATTCCTTTGCGATGCCCTTCAAGCCCCTGGAGATACTCGCTATTTCCTGTTCGCGGTTGCCGGAATCATCCCCCCGCATCAACTGCAAATAATCAATAACAATCATTTGGATGTTGTGCTCATGCTTCATGCGCCTTGCCTTTGCCCGTAGTTCAAGTATTGATATTGCGGCAGTGTCGTCAATGTAAAGTGGCGCTGAGGCTATTCCGTTGGTCCGGTCGCTGATCCGATTAATGTCCTCGTCAGTTGTTTTGCCGCGTGTTATGTTGTCCAAATCCACCTCTGCATCAAAAGCTATCATTCGCTGCATAAGCTGGCGTTTACTCATTTCCAGCGAGAACACCCCTATAGGCTTTTTAAAGCGTTGTGCGGCCTCTTTTGCCAAAGCTACCCCGACTACGGTTTTTCCCATTGAAGGGCGTGCAGCGATTATAATGAGGTCTGGAGCCTGCCATCCGCCCGTTATCCTATCCAGTTCCAAAAATCCAGACTGAACCCCGGTAATTCCGTGATCGTTCCGGCTTTCGTGTATGTGTTTTAGGGTTTCTTTGTAAACCTCCAGCGATGTAGAGGCTCCGCGTTTGAAGTAGCTGGCAGAAATTCCATCCAACCGACCCTGTGCAGAGTCCAAAATTTCAAAAACATCTGCCGAATCTTTGTATGCCTGTTCGTGAATACGGGTGGCCTCGCTAATTAAACCGCGCAGGATAGACTTTTCTGCCACTACCCGCGCGTGGTGTTCAATGTTGGCCGCGCTTGCTACGTTGGCCGTTAAAGACATTATCCGGACCGGCCCACCGGCCTGATCTATTTTCCCAGATGTTCGCAACTGATTAACAACCGCCTTCATATCGGTAGGTTTGTTTTCAGAAAACAGCGTAACAACTGCCTCCCAAATAACCTGATTTTCGTTTGCATAGAAGTCGCCAGGGGTTAAGATATCAGCCACAAGGCTTATCGCTTGGCTTTCAACCATAACCATCCCGAGGACTACATCCTCAATTTCACTTGCGTTTGGTGGTAGTTTATACATGCTCATTGCCCTTCACCGAATGCACGGCCCTTTTTGTAAACTGGTGTAACTTCCGCCTGCTGTGGGGTAATCTTCCGGGCGTTTTTTAACTGATACTGGAACGCGGTCCGCAGCCCGGCAGAGTCCCTGTGGTAATACGTTTGCTTGTCGTTGTCGCATTTAAGCCTAAATAGCTTTAATTCGGTTGGCAGGTCCACGTTCCGGAAAGCCAGAGCATACCCGGCCATTGTGTTGCCGTCAAATGCCTGTTTGAATTTTTCATCAAATGTTTCGGGGGTTATTTCCTCTTTTCTTTTCTCTTCTTCTCTTATCTTCTCTCCTCTTATGGCATTGCCTTCGCTTTGCGGCTGCTTTGCGATCGCATTCTTTTTGCGTTTTTCCCATCCAATACGGGCATTTTCGCTGTTTGTCTTGCTTGTGTTTTCAAATTCTGATAGCTGTTCATTAAGAAAATCTATACAAATATGACCATCAATAACCTTGATTACTCCATCTTTAACAAGCGAATCTAATGCGGTCGCATTGCCTTTGCATATTTTTCCTAATGCCAGTTTATAAGGCAGATCACCAAGTCTTTGCCAGTACATTGAGCAAACGGAAATAAAAACCCCTTGAGCCTCAAACGAACACATTTGAATAGTTCCATTTTCCCATTGCCCAGGTTCAAATTTGAAGTATGGTAAATCCTTTGCCATATTAGAAAGGATTGGTGTAAATCTCAGGTAGTTCTTTTCCTAAAAAATCGGCTAATTGAGGACGCCAATCACTTATATTTAAACCCTTTGAAGCATTACATCTGGCACATAGTGGTTGTAAATTTCTAATGGAATTACTCCCACCAACTGATACAGGAATAATATGATCTCTTTCAACATTTAAAAGATCACTTTCACCCAAACAACAGCAGCAAGTACGTTCAAAAAAATTTAGCATTTCCGTCCACTCTTCCTTCGTATGTGTCCCCTTATCATTTGCTGCACGCATTCGTAACGCACGCTTTTGCCTGTTAGTAAATATCCTTGCCACCGTAGCCATAAAATAAAAATGCCTCTGAAAGAGCCTCCCCGGTGTAGCGGTTCGGCCTTTCAAAGGCTTTACAATTCTTTAATGCGTCCTACACTACGCTAATGCCGTTCCTTCCGGCACTTCAAACATAGCAAATTACCTGCTATCCTGCCATACCTTGGAGAGAATTTTTTTAAAGTCCGTAAAGGCGCGGATTACCTGTTTGCTTTAAAATCTCGCCTATTTTTTAAGGTTTGGTTTTACAGGGTTCCGCACTCGATACGTTTTTAACTAATTGACTTTATTATTTGGATCTCTTTTTCAGAGAGAGGCCATTTAATTATTTGCTCTTTTTCTGCTGCTGCTTTTTCTGCTGCTGCTTTTTCTGCTGCTGCTTTTTCTGCTGCTGCTTTTTTCGCGTAAACCTTATTTTCGGCAGAACTATCAGACATCAAGAACCCACTACCAAATATTGCCTTGCCATGCGCCTTTTGTGATTCAAGTCCTCTGCAATGCTTCAAATCTTTTTTATCCACGCTTATAGATATACCCCTATCAATAATCCACTGAACATGACTTACAGTTATAACATTATCTGGGTATTCATACTTTGGTAGATTTACCTTATTACGTTCTTCCAGGTCAATAAACTTTTTTAATAACAAGTGGTCTCCGAGTATTTTAACACTACCAAACATATTTGATAAGAAAGATGTTTTAACCACAGCCCCATTTTCGTAAGTCACACTTCCTCCAACAACGATATGAGTACAGTCAATGTCTGAGCCAAATAAAGTTAGATGAGGGGCGAACAGGAAAAATCTAATACCACGAGAAATGTAAAATTTTGCAATCTTTGAAATAATTGAGAATGGAGGGTTGTCTATCACAACGCAGTTATTTGGGTAGTCAATGCTCTCAAAATCACCCCCAGGGAAAAATGGGCGTATAATTTCACATCCACTTATATCACACTTTTCATTAACGTAATCAAGTACTATCTGAAACACGTCCTTTGGTGTATAGCAGTCGTCCGTTGTTCTTTTTATCTCAAATTTTTCAACAAATTGATCGTAATCGCTGAAAAGATCTTTTTTACGGCTTTGCTTTTTTGCAAACCTTACCTCTTCATTTCCAAATAAATCAACAACCTTGTAAATGCTATTACTCATCTTTAAAAACCAGTTAAAACAATGTTGTCTGTGCTACGTGGTTCTTTAAACGCTTGCCCAATGGTTATAAATTCGCTTTATAAGTTCCGCAAATTGGGATTGACTGAGTGTGTTTTTAGCGGTGTTACAAAACTTACAGCAAGGCACAACGTTATCTTTGGTGTAACCGACCGATGAATCCTTTCTGTCAATGCCGTTATATTTCAATACAAAATCAGTAACGACTACCTTATCCTTGCCATATCTAACATCATACTGCGAGTTGGTTGGTTTAGATCCGCAGTAATGGCAGTCACTTAAAGATAATTTCTTGAACTCATCAAATGAAATGTATTGGGTATTGGAAAATCTTAAGTTGTGTCGTTTTTTAAGAGGGCTATAAACAAGTAAAAGCATAGCCTTTTCCCGATCAAAATTCTTATTTTTAGCATACCTAGCATCCCTTAGTAGGCATCCACAGCTTTTACTCTTTCCGTTATTTAGGCTTTCTGAAGTTACTGTATGCTCATTACCACAATCGCAAATGCAATCCCATCTAACCTGTCTACGGTTCCCATTGACTGGATTCCTCTTTATAACTATTAGCCTGCCAAATCTTTTATTTACTATGTCCTTCGGTAAAGCCATCTATCTAAAATAATTTCTGTTGTGAAACATGCTGCCGTAGCCTCTTGACCCCTGCATTAAAATAGTCGACATCTATTTCACAAACAGTCAAATCAAACTTGTAGTCATGGGCTGCTATAGCGATGCTCATTGATCCGCCATGCGTGTCGAGTATCTTGTCTCCTTCTTTGGCGTAGTTGTGAAGCAACCATTTGTAAAGCGCAATTGGCTTCATTGTGGGGTGTATCTTTTCACCCTTGCTTGTATTATGCTTATGGATGGTCATTTCAAATACCTTTGCTGGTGTTTTTAAAGAAGGACTAACCCACGCGTACTCGGCAGAAGCGAAGTTTTCGACAGTCTGGTGTTTATTCCAAACGCAGAAATATTCACTAACTGGCAAAATGTAGTTATTTGCGCCCCAAATTATTTGACCTTTAGAAACTCTAAAAAGCTCTTCAAAGTATTCTGGCGATGGCGTTGTGTTGTTCCATTGATTCATTTTGCCACTGGCGTCTATTCTGGATCCAACACCCCGTTTTTGCTGTGATCCGATGTTGTAAGGCGGATCCACAATAGCCAAATCAAAGTACTTATCTGGTACGGTACGCATGAACTCCATGTTATCCATGTTGTGCAGGGTAATGTTTCCGATCTTCTCGGTTCGTACTTCTGTTAAAACTTCTTTCATTTAAAACCAGTTTATCAGTGTAGTATTGAATAGTTTGCCGGAAGCCAATCTTCCTCGGTAAGCCTACCAGAACCCAAACATTCCGGGTGGACGGTGGTAGATGTAGCCCAGTTGTC